CGAAGGCACACTGTCAGATGTGCTAGACCCCGCAGACCCGGATAAACCTATTTGCGCGGGGCCGGCCCCCGTCCCAGCGACGAGGATGCCATTGCGTGCTAGGATCTCGCTCCTACGCGGTGCGCCGATGTCTCGTCACGGAAGTGGTGATCAACCACAACGCCACACTCTGTAAAGCACACGCGCCCGAGGTGGAAGCCGCGTGTGGTGGCAGGAACCACGCCGGTAGGTAGTCCCCGATACTCCATCACAAACCCGCACACATGGGACAACCGTCCCACACCCCGCGCTTTCGCCTACGCACCACAAACACCCAGGGAACCCCTTACAACAGCTTAGCGCGGTGGAGGCGGAATAACCCAGCACCTTTAAGCGCAACGCCCGTGAACAACGTATATCCTTACCCGTACACCCGGTTCTGGACCCGGGCCGACCACAACCGCGTTCCCGCGTTCATGGCTTCGTGGGCAAACAGTGCAGCCTATGGTCCATTACCACCAAAGGTTCCTACACCCGGTACCACCCGAGTGCCAGCCTGAATTGGCTCTTACACATCTGTCGCGATATACTGCGTCTCTCCACCCACTATCCCTCTACAGGAGCACGATTTCTCGCTGGGCTCGAACGGGCGTACTGCAACCGAGACACAACCAACCGATTGAACTCGCCGACTGCTACGCATACTGTCTCCGGACCTAGGCCGGGCTTCGGCTAATCACCCGGGGCCAACGCAGTGAGGCATGCCGCTAATACAACCATGTAGTAGGCCGGCGCCAAAACTGGAACCCAGAGGTGCACTGGCTGATCAAGAGGCCGGAAGTCCACCCGACGCGCCTCAATCACCAAAATGACCATGCCTATGAGAAACAAGGCTCCAGTGATCCCGACCATCCGGCATTTCACACTCAAGCTGGACGTCACTCCAACTACCCGGAAGGTCAAAACCACAGGAAAGAACTCGCTCCATACGCAACTGCTCCTCAACAGGAACGCCCCAACTCAACGCAAAGCTTTGCCTGGCGTCCGCGGTTATCGTTTCCTTGACCGCGTCACCCCAGCGTATGCCCCTAGAGAGCACACGAACATACTCGTAATCGTCCAAGGCAGCCTTCGAAAAGGCAACACCACGACACTTACGAAGTATGGCATGCGCGAATTCCTGCAAAACAGGAACCCCACGACTCAAGACGGCTTCGCAATAACCAATGGCTTTCAGAACTCTAAGGCCACCACGCATGTCTGCGTAATGTCTGAAACCACATGCTCCATGACTAAGTACCTTGAAAGGATCACGGACCATGGTCCACCGCCCTGCTGCGAAACAGGGTTTGGACTGGCCAAAAACCACCTCCTCGAGCGCCGATACAGGCCTCTCTACAGTCATCACAAATCCCATGCCGAGAAAACAACCGGGCAATACAGACTTCCAAAGGTCAAGATCGCAGCGCCGGACGAAGATTATTGCATTATCCCCATCCGCGAGTATATCAAACTGCTTCTTAACGAGCTTCGCCAAAACCAACACCAAGCAAACCATAACCAATGAATTGCCCAGGCCGGTGTTGAAATCGCCAGAAGCTCTGACCCCTTTCACCCTGTAACGCACGCCATCCGGACCCCTGCCAGAGAACTCCACTTGCCAACCGAGGAGCTCCGCCAACCTAGGGCAGCGGACCAAAGACGTGTAAACCGAATGCTCCAACTCAAGCACTTACTTGCAAAAATGACTCTCGAAAGAGACGCCGTCCACCTCAAAACACACCAAATCGGAGGACGACGACAATTTTCTGCGTATCAGCGACGCACGCTGCTCTGCGTTCAGGCCCTTTCCAATCAATCGAGTGCGCGACAAAAACTGTCGAGACCAGCCGCGAAGGGCTGGATACAGCACGTGCTCTACGGGCTTGAGATAGCTGGCCAATTCAAGGTTGTAGCGAGGGGACCTACCCATGATCACCCTGGGTTTGTGCACCTTGTAATGCGCCAACTTTTCACCCTTAACAAACGCTTTCACTCTTGCATCACGCCTGACACACAAACCGTCAGATAGCAAGCTCAAACGCGCCTCTTCGTATCGCACGCGTAGCCTCTTTTCACCATACGAGGCCACCACTCTTTCGAGGTCCCACTGCTCAACAGGAGCTGCAACCCTCCCACGGACAACACGCTTAAGCTCGGTAAAAGCGCCTTTCAGCGCCGCCAAGCCGTCCGGGGTGGCCAATGGTGTGGGACCCATCGTGCGCAGCAACAAACCACGCACGAAATTGTGTGCACAAGGACCATGCACTTGGGGGAGCCAGACGCCCGCCAGGCTGGGCGTCCAACACCTATACATTCTACGCCTGGCATTTTCACAAAAGTCACCCACGGTCGACGGTATACTGAGCTCAAAGCCGTCCTTCAACAACACCTCCGCCGAGGGGTCGTATCCAACGCAATGAGATACCGAGTATCCGTAGGTGTCTTAAGCGGGCATTCGCAGGGCACAACCTGCGCGAGTCGGATTACCCCGGGCCTCACCGCCCAGAGAAGGTTTCAGCACCCCCCACCATGACGTCACCGATGCCGAAGGCCCCTTAGCAAGGCCTCTACCCAACGCTCCCAAAACATCAGAAGACCACGCGGCAGCCGAACCCCGAAAGGCGGCTGTCGCGAGGACCTCGTCCGGCATGGGCTGGCAAGCCAGCGCGAGCGTCGCGGGCAGCACCCGAACCAAGTCGAGTGCGGACATTCCAATGTCTTCAGCCCATAGACGCGCTCTTGACCTGAGTGAAGCCAAGAGCCCTTCCGTCATGGGCCTAAACATCCTGACGACAGATAAGGAGGCGAGGAGATCGGCCGAAACCCAGAGCTCCTTCGATCCATTTTCCGAGGAAAACTTCACGCCTACTACCCAGAGAGACCGCGACGTCTCTCCATCCTGCCAATGCAATTTCTTGGCCAGGCCACCGGCCTTGACTCCGGACTCAGCGAAGTATGAGTCCAGCCACGCTCTTGCCGGCGTGTCATAAGATTGGGAGAGGTCTGACCACCATCCCGCACGTTTGACAGCGCCTTCCAGGCTCCTAGTGAGAGCCCCGCGAGGTCGAAGTCTTAACTTGGTCTCTACAGACTCAAGCTCCGGGCCCACCGCCGTGGGCTCGCTATCTTTATACTCCTCCTGTCTGGGGACCAGCGTGACGCCCCCCAGGATAACCTGAAGGGAAGACACAGCCGGCGAGAGAGCCCCGGGGACGCCCCAACCAACACGAAGGTCGGTCAGGCCCCAGGCACTATCCAGCCAGAGACATTCAGAGTTCGACAGCCCGAAGGCTTCATCAGGAAGCATTGCAACCACTTCCATCAGAGCGTCACCCATCCACAGCATCTTGAGACAGGTCGATTCAAAATTTATACTCATGAATTAACGAGTACCTGCTTCAGTTAACGTCAGCCAGCTGGCAGTAGATGACGGAGTCGGTTTCACACGAAGCCACTCCTGGCAACGAAAGTGCGGCGAAAACTAGCGAGGGGAAAGCAC